CTTCACATAATAGCTGTCATATAATCTGCTTAATGATTGAATATGTGCTTTTTCTCCATATGTATTACATGCAAGTGCGTCAAGAAATGCACATAACCAGTGTGTACTATGAAATTCATACTCGTTGAAATACTTACTCTTGTAACAAGATCCACCGGTATAAATGAGCTTTTTATCATTAACCTTTATTTGCCATTGATCTCTATAATTCCAATAACATTTATCCTTTAAAGCGTCTTTCACTTCTTTCATGGATTTTTCCTGGAAACTTAAGCCGCCAAGCTGATCGAAAATCTTATCCAGTACAGTGTGATAATCAATTTCATCAATTACCAAATCTTTTACTGGTTCTGTTTTGCTTGAATAACGGTAAAGCTCTCGATCATAGTCGTAATGTTCAAACTCATTTTTCAATTCTACATGATACTTTCTTGAAAAATAAGAGAAAATTCCACTGATATAAGAATCCTGAATCTGGCTAACTCGTTTAGGAACTCCAAAATCATTGACCGTAAAGCTAGAAAATTCTTCTCTATCTTCTTCTGTATATGTCCCATCCTCAGTCTTATAAATGTCATACACACTTTTCTGTACGATTAAAGCACGTTTGTACATTTTTTCTCTACGAATCAGCCACTCCTGATCCTCTTTGCTGATTCTGTCCGTTTTCTTGATTTCAAAATTCCCAAATTTGCCAGCTAAACTCATTTTATATGTCTCCTGTCATTTATTATATTCTTCTTTATGCTGCTTTATATGGATTTTTCCCGAATGTTTCAATAGCCATCTGGATATTCTTTCTCAGTGTAACATCTCCCACCTTGTTAATTACCCGTTTTAACTCTCTGATAGCTTCGGCTTTTGTAGATCCGGTTGATAATCTCATGCCGCATTCTGCTGAAGAAATTGCAATTTTCCCGTCCTCTGTTTCGTGAATAAAGCACTCAAAACCTTTCTTTTCGATTCTCTCTGCCATGATTTTTCTGTACTCCGGCTTCCGGCTTTCGTCAGTCGGATCAAATTCAAGAATATAAAATTCTTCTTTTTCTACATCTTCCGGTTTACCTTCTTCTGATTTATCCGGCTTTTTGCGTACTTTATATTCTGTCATCTCCTGATAATCGGACTTTTTCAGATTATCAAGAAATTCCTTTGTATCTCGATTGTTTTTCGGGAGTTTTAAGCCCGTAACACACTCGAATGTCTTGCGACTTGCCACATTATCGGTATGTAAGCGGCTTTTCAGCTCTTCCCGGCACAATGGGTTATTATCAATATTGTCAATGCAAGCAAGAAGCTCAAATGCTCTGACAGGATATTTAAACTCACCCATCTTGTCAACAAAGATCTTTTCCATAAGATTTCCTTTTGAAGTACCCATATACATTTCTGCTGCAGATCTCACCCAGGACTTAAAGTTTTCTTTCTCTTCTTCCTGTTTTTCTTCTTCTCTTCTGGCTGTTTCTTCCGCTTTGCTCTCTGCTTTTGCAGCTTCGATACGTTTATTCTTTTCTTCTTCGAGATAAGAATTTACACGTTTTTCTGAAATAAGATTATTTTTAATGAGATACATACAGAAATCATATTCTGTTTTTGTGATTTCGTTATAAACACTTGAACCGTCAATGACAAAGTTGAGTCTATAAGACTTTTTATTTTTGCCATTTACATTTTCTTCTACCATATCTGGTGTTTTTCCTGATCTCAGATCCTGAAGCATTGCATCCCGGCGTTCCATCACAACACCATCATATCTGAATGCTTTAGACAGGCACTTTTCGATTTTGCCAGTCTGTAAAGCAGTTCTGTCATCCGTAAATCCTAAAAAAGAGTCGTTATATGCTAACTGGTTATTTTTGTTCATTGTTTAAATCTCCCTTCGTTTTTCTATACTCTTATTATATATTATAAGTTGTGTCTTGTCAAGTAATATTTATTTTATTCTACTTATTTTTTTCTGACTGTTTTTAATATCCAGCCTCCATACATATATTCAACTGTGTGCGAATATCTGCTCTATGAAGCATTGCCATCAGTTCTTCTGCTGTAATTTCATGCTTGACCATTCTTTGTCTTTGTTCAAGCAACTCTAAACTTGTACTTGACGGACTAAAAGACTTCAATTTCTTTCGCCCTCGTGTCTGTAAATGATACTGATACTTATTCAAACGGCTGCTCCACTTTTCTATTGCTCTATATGCCCGATTCTCCTGCTCTGTAAGCCCATCAATATGAATGTTATCATAATAAGCCATCTAAATCCCTCCATAAAATATAAGTTTTATCTACTCCGAAAAACAACTTTTAATCTTTTCTTTCAGATGTGGAAATGCTTCTTCGATCTCCTGGACACTATCCGCACGATAATCTCCCACTGTTTTCTTGAAAATTCGTAAATTCCCACTGTAAAAGCAACCAAGATCATTAAAAAATATATCTAATCCCGTTACCTGTTCTTTTTTATCATCATACCACATATCAATGTCAATCATAAAGCCTCCGTTTCTAAAATAAAAATAGCATGTTTTAATGCAGCTCTTTCATTTTCATCTGTAAGTCTTTCGAGAATGTCATAAAGTCGATCAATTTCTTTTCTCAACATTGCTAACCTCCTTAAAACTTATATTTCTTGTTCCTATATATCATATATTTATAGTTGTGTCAATGTTTATTTTATTCTACATAGCAAAAAAATAAGACGTACCACCGAAATGATACGCCTTTAGGTCTATTCTTCTGAAATCTCAACGAACTCCACTGTATTGTCAAACTGTGGTTCACTCCACAACTCCGCTGCACATTCATCACAAACACAAATATCGTGATAGCCTATTCCCGTAATATCCTTGTTCCCGTTTACTGGATATAATGTTTTATTTCCGCATTTCGGGCAAATAAACACCTTATCATGTATATTATTCATTTTCTGATTCCTCCACGTCATCTTCATTTTCAGAACTTAATTCATCGGCAAAATACTGCTCAAAATCTTCTTTTAATACTGCGATTCTGCCGTTTACCTTGTCTTTCTTGATTGATCCAGTGCCACAATACTCAGCATACTTGCAATCAGGACTATATTTACCAGCAAACTGTTCAAACCATGAATAGAACTCGCTTGCAGTAATCCCAGCATTGATAGCATTATCCGCTATGTAAATAAACATAGGGATATTTACAACCTTCATAAACTTTTCTTTATCGGAAAATCCTTCTTCCAGAAAATCAATGATCCTTTTTACTCTCTCACACTTTTCATCTGTATCAGTATCATGCAGTGACTCCGCATACTTTGTTACAAAACCTTCAGAAATGGAAACAAGATCATAATTCCCATCTTTCATATCAAGTAACATCATAGCCTGGAGAAGTGTCTTTTCGTCCGCTGCTCTCCGAAACTGTGCCGGTGTAAAATGACATACCTTTGTGAAAAAGTCACGTTTGATAGTCTCATTCACGAATTTTGCCATTTTCATTCCCAGCTTAACATTTGCAATCTGTGTCTTACTCAGTCCAGATCCGTTGTTAAGACGGAAGAACATTTCTTCAATTTCTTCATCTGTGCATTCTTCCAGATTATAAATTGTGAAATTATAAGAAGTCAAAAGCTGCTGCACCTCTTCCGGCAATTCTGAAAATTTGCAACCAGCGATAGAAAAGGTTTCTCCGTCTATTTCTGCATCGGGGGTTTCTTCGTGCAATGCAAATTCATCATTTAAGAAGTCAAACATTGATCTCAATCTGTGCTGTCCGTCAATACATGAATAATTTGAAACAGGTCTGCCCTTTGCGTCCTTTGTGCCTTTATTCTCTTTTGTCATATAAATCGGCGGAACTACAAAATTTACAAGCATAGAATGAACTAATAAGCTCTTTTTGAACTCGTCCCATGATCCATACCGCCGCTGAATAGGACAATCAAAGTCTAAAATGCAAGATTTCTCAAACATCTTTTTGAGCTGTGTTAAAGTATAAGGAATAGTTGATTTTTTCATGGTATTATCCTCCCGTTTCTTAATTATAATATATATTGGTATTTACGCAAGCACAAGTTTACTTTGCTATTTTGTGCGTTTTAACATGATCCCCATGCTTGAAGATTTCAAAATCTGCCCTACTTCCAGCATTGCCAGATGTTGCCGGGTAAAACTGCCTTTATAATCGTTATAGTTCAACGGATTCCCTTCTAAATCCGTCAAAATAAACTCTTTTCCTGTCACTGTTTTGTGTACTGTGTTATCTTCCATTTTCACTACCTCCTGTAAAAATAACTTTTCTTTGCAACTTCAACCAAGCCACCCATAAAATCACTTGAATCTACATATCTTCCATTCAGATATAATTTATATTTACCAGAAAACGCAAATTGATTATAAACGATGATACATTTTTCATTTTCACTTTTCCAGCAAATAGGTAAACCCTTATATTTTCCAAAATCAACACACATTTTTCTCTTCCTTTTATGCAACACTATAATATTCCTCCGAAAATATAACATCTGTTCTGCTTCGATCTGCACTCACTACAATGCAAACATATCCGCATATCGTGCGATATTCGCCAATTACAAGCCCTCTGCCACGTTCCATAGACTTTTTATTGTTTATTCTATCACCGGTGCTTAAATCGCCATATACACCGTCATAGAACTGTTTTAAGCATCCATTTACCTGACTTTTGAAATATTTGCTGTTCTTCATTTCTTCCACAACATCTCTTTTGTAATGCACTGGAATACTTTCAAGATTTTCCATATTTGAGTAATCGAAACACTGTGATAATTCATAAATCACAACCGCCAGAAGCGCAAAAATTCCGGCTGCAATAAAAAACTTCATATCCGCATTGCCTGGTACAGACTCTCTCATTTCTATCGTCCAGAAATCGCCAATTCCTGCAGCTCCTACTATACAAACAATAGCTGCAATGATACTTCCAATAAATCCAAAATATGAAACTGTTTCAACGATCCACGCCTGTTTTGCTGATAATGTCATTTTCTTTTTTATGAGTGGGAGAAATCCCACTCAATCCCCTTTCTTTTATATTCTCATATATTTATTTTATACTACTTAAATCGCCTTTTTAACACACTTTGTCACTTCATAAGGCGTTTTAACTTCCTGGATCTCACAATATGCAAGAATACCTTTTTCAAAAAATCCCTTGATTCTGTCTAAATATGTGCCACTCATATAGCCAAAATTGTTACCCGGATTAGCCCTTCCGGTAAGTTCCTTTTTCAGCTTTTTGTCAAGTCTGTACGCTGTAAAATATGTTTTTCCGTTTAAATTCTCTTCATGGATTCTATAAACATATCCACTATAAACGCCACCTGTTAAGGATCTTTTTACAATAAAGCACTGACCGTCTTTAAAACTTCCGGCACACTCTACGGCTTTATTTTCTGTTTTGTATTTTGTTTCTACAACATTTTCATAAACAAAACCTTTACCGTCTTTTGCAAGCATTGATCCGGCTGCTGTATCAATTTTATTGATAAATGTCATAAACTGTTTATGCAGTTTCAAACGACTTTCTGCCTGTTTGTATCTGTATGACTCTTTATCATCTGCATACTGTTTCAATTCTTCTTTTGCGTCTTTCTCATTGAAATAATAAAGATCTGAAAATTTCGCTACGCCGTTCCCTTTTGCAATGATAACGCCGTCTTTCTCAACGTGCCAGCTCATGCGTGGCGGATTCGCCTGGAATGTCGGGAAAAATACCTCGATATTTACGCCAGTATTATTACTTTCTTTAACCTTTGCAAGAAGAACTGCAATTTTCTTTTTGGCTGTTTCTTCTTCTGCCGGGCTTGCCCCACGATCCTGTCTGATTTCTTCCAGTTTCTTAATTTTTGACTGAATTTCAAAAGAAAGTTCCATGTTTTCTTTGTTGTTGCTCCTGTGGTAATCCTTTTTACCACTACGCCATTTTACCATGTAATCAGAACAATCTACTACGACAACGTAGCCGTTTTTAGTTGCGATCCCGTCCCAGTCTGCCGGACTCCAGTAATCTGTCATGCCGTCTGATTCATCAGGCTTAAACCCGAAAATCTCCCAACCTCTTTTTGACAGTTCCATAGCAATCAAAACCTTTGCTTCTCTAAAATCATAATAATTTGTTCTGCTTGACATAATAAAAACCTCCTTAATTATCTTTTGCTAAATTTTTCTCTAATGCCAGGACTACATCTTCTCGTGTTTTGTAATATCCGTAACTTTTCACAAGTTTCAATGTGTTGTCGGCTTTTAATAAATAGTCATTTATTTCATAATGACTAAATTTACCACAATATGAAATTTTACACGGTCTAAGTATATGATAAAAACCTTTTGTATTTATATAAAAATAAAAATTTCCTTCTGCTGACCGATAGTATTTATTAGGATAATAGCTTCTTCTATTTCCACGTATTCTGTCTCTTGTTTCATCGGTTCTCTGATCGTATGGTAAATTCATTTCGTTCCCCCTCCGATTTTATAATAGATGCAGAAGATAATGAGACAAGCCATATACCGTAGCATCCTCTCACCCCATATCTTGTTTGTCAGGCTTCGAGCATCCTTCTGATCACATATCACTCTCGTTTTATGCCATCTATTTTAAGTTGTGTCCTTTTCTATAATCACATTGTACATTATTCTATACTACTTGTCAATATATAATGCAATTATTTTAATCTACTTGTCAAATTCAAAATCATCAATATCCAGCTCTTCCGGATCAATCCACTCTGAAATAATTTTAGCCACATCATCGCCACATCTTTCTCGAACGATGTCAATGATATGCTGTTTTCTTCCTATCACTTCAATTTCTCCATCTGGCAATTTTACTACTTCCATTCGTCAACCTTCCTTATATAAAAATAGTGGTATAACCTTATACAAAGACTATACCACACTTTATTTTATATGTCAATATTTATTTTATACTACATCAGCAAAACGGCGGCTTTTCCATATCTTCCAGATAATCATAATTGATAAACTCGTCAATTTCTTCTTTGGTCATAAGCTGTGCCATCTTGCCAATAGCAAGGATATTCTTTCTGCAGTTCTCTTTCTGTTCAGGCTTGATACACTCGTCTTTCGTCCAATCTGGCTCTTTA